GTGGTTACATAACATAATACCTCCCTGCACGGTTCCCCATTGCACCTCGCATGTATACAATATACATGACCACGCCTGCACCATACATCATTACACATTGTCATACATCATACCACTAACCATTACAAAGTAGATCTCACTGGACTCTATCCGGCACCCGCCTGGCGTGGTATGATTAAGGTACCATCTATATCTATTTCAAACAGGAGGAACCAACATGAAACAGGAAGCAAAGAAATGGTACTATTACTTATTTGATGAGGTCACCGGAGTTATCTATGAGGCTGGAGAGTGGGAGACCACCCGCTCGGATGCCTTTGAGCGGATCCAGGAGCTGCACTACTTCTATCTGGACGCGCTCAGGAAGGCCGGGAAGAAGACCAGAGCGGAGCAGCTCCGGTCCATCATCAAGGATGATCCGGAGGAGGCCTGCCGGGAGTACGAGAGAATGAGCGGAAGGGAGGGAAGATAATTATGGCTAAAAAGTATACAGTTATAGTTGAATTTAAAAATGGTAGAACAAACAGTCTTGTTAGATGGGCTAAGGATCCGGAACACGCTAAAAGATTAGCAATTCGGGACTGGCGAATTGATCCAGGCATGGCAAAGAGCATTACAGTCAAAGAAGAAAATTACATCTAAGGAGGTTCACATGATCAATCACAACGCTAAGAACGGTTTTCCGTCTAGCATACTCAATGAGTATTACAATGCGGAAATGATCCGCATATACACCAACCCGGAACATAAGGTCATGCGGCAGCGGATCATATCTGATGTGAGTGTTACCCATGATATGTTTGGATCCACGCTCTCCATCCGCCTGGATGATGGTATCTACGTTATTCCTATTGATAAAATCATTTCTGATATCCTGGAGGTAGAACATGAAAACGAAACTCTGTACGCTGATCATTAGGATCCTGCTCGTGCTGGGGGCCTTCGCGGTCCTCAGCCTCCCTGCCACACTGGGGGTGATGAGATGAAGAAGGGCTTTGAAACGGTCAACCGGGACCGGCTCCGGTCCAAGATCTCCAAGGAGCACATCTGCTGCGATATCTGCGGCCAGCCAATTGACCCTCTGGGGCCGTTCGAGTACTGGCGCACTCACGCGAAGCGGGAAGTATACGTGCACTGGGACTGCATCAAGGAGGTGTTATTGAAATGAGTTATGAAGTAATCATCATGTCTCCGGAGGGCTACCGAGTGGGTCACTCCTACACCAGATCGCTCTCCAAAGCGCGGCAGAAGGCTGCTATCATCCTGGAGGACTACCCGCGTTATATCTGCCGGATCTATTCCTACACCAGTATTAACGCGGATCCGGTCCTGGTGGAGGTGGTAAAATGATAAGAAAGATCTGTTACAAGTGCCCTTACTGGCGCGGGCATATTTTAGAGTCCATGGGCGGATGGTGTGACAAGCTGCTGCAGGTCACCGCTTATGATGACTGGTGCTATGAGGAGGATCCTGATGAGTAAGTTCCAAAGAAAAGGCCTCCCACGGCCATATGATGAGTACAATACTTACCAACTTAAATCGGAGCCTATTGAGGCGCTGGTCAAGGAATACGGCCAGATCCGGAAAAGAGTCCTGGACTCTTACCGGCTGGCTCAGAAGCGCATGAAGGCGGACGAACCGCCAGCCGGCTATAACTTCCTTAAGAACGTACCACCGGCAGCACTCCTGAAGCAGGGCAACGTAGGCAAGGCGAGGCAGGCCTTGATTTTAGCGGCTGAGGCATACCAGTCTCCATTATCCAGCATCAGCGGCCGGAGGGCACTGGAGGCCCGCGTGATCGAGGCGCTGGAGGCGCGCGGTGTTAACTTTTCCAACATCAAGATCAATGGCCGCCGGGTGGATGTCACCAAGGATTTTAAGACGATCATGGACGCGGTGGATGCCGCGCGTACCAAGCTGGGAAATTATCGCTTTGACTCAGGATCCGAAAAGAGACTGATCCAGGCCTTCGCGAATGCTGCCGCTCGCGGCATCGCGCTGGACCGTCTCCTGGATACGGCTCCACCGAAGAAGAGAAAAGACGGATCAGAAGGTGAGGCCAGCTATAACCGGCTGCGGAGACTCATCCAGGATCCGGATAAGGTATTAACTCAGAAGAATTGGAGGAAGCTCTCATAATGGAGATCATAAGAGACTGGAGGGACTTTGATATTGATTGGTTCGCCGGTCTCGGACCGGCAACGCGTCCCCAGGGCAATCCGTCCGGACGGAATAAGAGAAAGATCTGGGACTGCTGCTGCGCCTTCGATATCGAGACCAGCACGGTCATGGTGAAGGGTGAGCCTCACGCCTTCCTGTATCACTGGCAGATGAGTTTTAATAATGAGTATGTAGTCCTGGGAAGGACCTGGGAGCAGTGGCTTGCCTTCATGGATCAGCTCTCTTCCATAGTAGGCGATAACAGGCTGGTGATATATGATCACAATCTGAGTTACGAGTTTCAATTCCTGAAGGGCGTATATAAGTTTAAGACGGAGGAGATCTTCGCGCTGGATACGCGGAAGATCCTGAAATGCACCATGCATGAAGGATCCATAGAGCTGAGATGCTCTTACCTGCAAACCAATAAGAGCCTGGCACAATTTGCGCGGGATATGCGGGCAGAATATCAGAAACTGGAGGGTGATCTGGACTACTCCATAGTAAGATATCCCTGGACCCCGCTCACGCCTGAGGAGGAGGCCTACTGCATTAATGATGTGACCTGCCTGGTCTCAGCGATCACCAAGGAGATGGAGCGGGACCGTGACAGCTTATACACCATCCCGCTCACCTCAACCGGCTATGTCCGCAGGATCATCAAAGAGAAGATGAGAAGGTGGAACAATCCCTTATTAAAAGCCATCCAGCCAAGTCTCATATTATATCAAGTACTTCACTGGGCTTTTCGGGGCGGCAACACTCATGCCAACCGGCTCATGTCCGGGAAGATCCTGCATGGGGTCCGCTCCTGGGACCGTTCCTCCTCATATCCTGACGAGATCTGCAACCGCTTCTTCCCTATGACAGCTTTTAAACCGCTCATAGCGCCAACACCGGACAAGGTGGAGAAGGCGATGCAGGAAGGAAAAGCCGTCCTCATGATCCTGGAGATGAGAGATATACATCTTAAGGATCCTTTCTGGCCGGTTCCATACATCCCTCGTGATAAATGCAAAGAGCTTACCGGCGGGGACTTCGATAATGGAAGAGTGCTGTCCGCTGATCATCTCATCATAGCTGTTACGGATGTAGACTACAATATTATTAAGGAAGAATATGATGCTGAGATCCGGATCCTGAAGGCCTGGACAGCGAGATATGGACGGCTGCCGCGGCAGATCACCGACACGGTCAAAGCATTATATGAGAAGAAGACCAGCTTAAAAGGCGTGGAAGGTGAAGAGCTTGAGTATATGCACTCCAAAGAAATGGTCAATGCGGTCTATGGTATGATGGTCATGGCGCTCATCCGGCCGGAGCTGGTCTTTGACGAAGAGAGCAACGAAGTGCTGCTATCTGAGGAGGCGGATCTGGAAAAGCAATTAAAAGCCAGCACGAAAAATCCATATCTCGCCTACCAATGGGGCGTGTGGATCACGGCCTGGGCGCGCTGGGACCTGGAACAGGGAATCAGAATAGCCGGGGAGGACTTCGTCTATGCTGACACGGACAGTGTAAAGTTTCTGGGAGAGCATGACTTCACGGCCTATAATGAGGAGGCAAAAGCCCGTTCCATCAAACATGGTGCATATGCTCAGGATCCGGCAGGGAATACCCATTACATGGGCGTGTTTGAGGATGAGGGCATCTATGAGGAGTTCAAGACCATGGGCGCGAAGAAATACGCTTTCCGGAAGAATGGCAAACTGGGCGTGACAATCTCCGGTGTTGGTAAGAAGCTGGGCGCGGAGGAGCTGGAGGAGGCCGGAGGCCTCCCGGCAATGAAGGAGGGATTTACATTTAAAAAAGCAGGAGGAACGGCTGCAGTTTATAATGACAATCCAAAGGATCTGTATTATAATGGAATCAAGCTAACCTCCAATGTGGCGTTAGTCCAGTCAGAGTACACGCTTGGAATCACAGCGGAGTACGCGGACTTATTAAAACGGTTTCCTGGAGTGGTCCAGGAAGAACTTGATAAGATATCTTAAGGAGGTACACAGATGGATATCGACAAGAAGGCAAGAGCAAGAGTATTTTCCCCGGAGATGGTGGGCAAGGTGGCAAAGGCCAGCCTCAGCACCTATGAAGGCAAGGACCAGGACGACAAAGCAAAATGGTCCAGCTGGTGGGCGCGGTTCGTTGGTCCTAAAGCGAAGAAGGCCAGCCGCATGGAAGACGGCACCCAGATCATCCTGAAGAAGGCGAAGATCGAGAATTTCTACGACAAGAAGGAGAAGAAGGCATATTACACGGTGACGGTCTTTGACTGGGACTACTACCAGGACGAGGACGAAGACGAGTAAGAAGTGAGGGAGGCGGAAGCGCCTCCCTTTTCTATATGGAGGACAAAATGAAAAAACTATATTTAGATTCTGGATATGTGAACATGGACTATCTCATGGATCTCCCATATCCTTTTATCATCGTTTGCGGCGCGCGTGGCACCGGCAAAACCTATGGAGCCTTAAAGAAAGTAAAGGAAGAAAACATTCCCTTTATACTGATGCGGCGCACCCAGGGGGAGACAGATCTCATCACCTCACCGGAGATGTCACCGTTCAGGGCCATACCGGGGGAGGAGATCATCACAAAGCCGCTGACAAAATACAATGGCGTGATCTACAAGGGCGAGGATCCAACACCAATAGGTTATACCATGGCACTCTCCACCATCTCCAAGGTGAGGGGCTTTTCAGCGGCTGAGGTGAAATATATCATCTATGATGAGTTCGTCCCGGAGAAGCACGTGGCAAAGATCAGAAATGAGGCTGAAGCCTTCTTTAACGCCTACGAGACCATCAACAGAAACAGGGAGTTAAATGGTGAGGATCCTGTCCGGGCCGTCCTGCTCTCCAACTCCAACAATCTGTTTAATCCAATTCTCACGGAGCTGGGCGTGATCAAGGACCTGGCGGAGATGGCTAAGACCGGCAAGGAGATCCGGCTGCTGCCGAAACGCGGCATCGCGCTGGTCTACCTGCAGCACTCTCCAATATCTGACCGTAAAGCCAAAACCGCTCTGTATAAAGCAGTGGGAGAGACTGACTTTTCCGAGATGGCGATACATAACTCCTTCGGCTTTGACGATCACATGGTCAAATCGTATCCGCTCAAGGCCATCACCCCGGTTATCCAGGTCCAGGAGCTGGTAGTATATAAGATAAAAGGAAGTCATGATTATTATGCCTCCCTTCACTCCTCCGGATCTCCCCGGAAGATCAGCCCGGAACAATTCCGGCTGAAGTGGGGAGACCTGTGGATAAAATATATAACAGATCATCTCTGGTTCGAGGATGCCTACTCCCAGGGTCTGTTTTTAAAATTGATCAAACCATGACAAAATCTAATGTAATTTGATTTTTTCATGATAATATGTTATGATGCAGACGTGAGGAGGCTGCCCACAGATTAGCACCGGAAGTGCGGGCCCGGGTCTGATCCACCCATGATGCCTCCTCACCCACCATGAAAAAATTACCTGGGAGGTAATAAAATGGAATACACTGATCTGGTAAACATTATATCAACTGTTGGTTTCCCTATTGTATGCTGCATCGTGATGTTTAAGTCATTGGACACGGAGCGCACCCTGCACCAGCAGGAGACCAAAGAGCTGACCGGGATCATCAATGATCTTAAGGTAGCGATCCAGCAGCTCACCGATTATATCAAGCTGGGAGGGAAGTCTGATGAGTAAGAAGGGCCTTGATGTATCCGCCTGGAATACCGGCCTTGATTACAAAGCCATAAAGAAGGCGGGATATGATTTTCTTATGGTCCGCCTGGGTTATGGCGAGAAGGTAGATCAGGAAGCGGATGCCCACATAAAGGGCGCGAGGGCTGCCGGTCTCCACATTGGAGGTTACTGGTTCTTATACGCCGCGGATCAGCTCAGCGCGCTGGCAAACGCAAAAGTCTGTTTGAAGGTCCTGAAGAAATATGAAGGATCCTTTGATTACCCTATCGCGCTGGACTTTGAGGGTGATTCCATCCGCTACTGTTACCAGCAGGGAGGCAGCACCGGGAAGAGCAATTTAACTATCATGTGCAGGTCCTTCCTCAATGCTATTGAATCTGAGGGCTACTACGTAAGTATATACGCGAACCTGTCTGACCTGGACCGGCTTTACGGATCCATCACCCAGAAGTATGATCTATGGCTTGCCCAGTGGGGCGTGAAGTCTCCGGGCATCTCCTGCGGGATGTGGCAATACACGGATGGAGGATCAGATTTCAAGCTGGACCATAACATTGCCTATTATGACTATCCTGCAGTGATCCGGGGCGCGGGCCTTAACCATTTGAAGGCTGCACCTGCAGCACCGGCAAAGCCGAAGACCAGGACCGTGACCTATACGGTCAAAGCCGGGGACACACTATCCGGGATCTGCGCGAAATATGGCCTCGATTGGCGTAGAGTCGCCAAAGAGAATAAAATGGAGAACCCGGATCTGATTTATCCGGGTCAGAAGATCAAGTTGAAGGGAGTAAAAGCATGATCAGCATCGAAGACGTATTGAAACTCAAAGAAGCGGGCTTCACGGCGGAGGAGATCGTCACCCTCCATAAATCCATGGAGCCGTATGAAGAACCGGCGGAACCGGCAGCACCGGCAGAGCAGGCACCGGACAGGACAGACGAGATCCTGGAGGCGCTGCAGGCGCTCACGAAGTCTGTTCAGGCCGCGAACATTCGCACCGGCGGAGGCGAACCGCCAAAGAATGAATCCATTGAAGATATCCTTAACTATGCTATGAATGGAGGTAACAAAGATGGCAGTAAATGAACTGGGCTTTAATCAGCTCGCAACTATTTTGAATCAAATCCAGCAGCAGGCTACCGGCCAGAGCGCGCCGGTGGCGACTGACACCAGCTCTTTTGTGAGTGTTGGTCAGACTGTCCTGAAGACCGGCTATGATAATATGCTCAATGCTATTTCTCAGGTCCTGGGCAGAACCATTTTCAGCGTGAGGCCATATGACCGCAAATTCCGCGGCCTGGATGTGGACTCCATGAGATGGGGTAACCATGTCAGAAAGATCACCGCGCTGGATAAGCCGTTTGAGGAAGATGATCGGATGAAGCTGGTTGACGGCCAGGCAATTGATCCGTTCGTGGTCAATAAACCGTCCGTCATTCAGACCAACTTCTATGGGGAGAATGTTTACCAGAAGAGCATGACTCTGTTCCGTGATCAGCTCGACACCGCGTTTACCGGCCCGGATCAGTTTGGATCCTTCGTTTCCATGGTGATGCAGAACGCTTCTGACCTGATCGAACAGGCCCACGAGGATATGGCGCGCCTCACCCTGGCGAATTTGATCGGCGCGAAGAAGATCTATCAGGACACCGTGGACACCACCGGCACCCATGTTATCAATCTCCTGGCGGAGTATAATGAGTATGCGGACACTTCCCTCACCGCTGAGACCGTCAAGCAGCCGGCGAATTTTGAGCCGTTCATCAAGTGGGCATATGCTTACATTAAGACCATCTCCGACAAGATGACGGAGAGAAGCGCGCTTTATCATTACAACTTCGGTGAGACGATCGCGCGCCACACTCCGAAGAGAGACCAGCGTCTCTTCATCTATTCTCCGGAGATCAATAACGTTGAGGCATCCGTCCTGTCCAGCGTTTTCCATCCGGATGAGGTCAGCAATAAGATCGATATCACCGAGCGCGTCAACTTCTGGCAGGGAATCCAGGATGGTGGCCAGGTCAATGTCACACCGTCCTATGTCAACGCTCTGGGTGCCAGCACCACCGGCGCGGCTCAGGTCATTCCGTATGTCTTCGCTGTCCTGATGGATCGTGAGGCGGCTGGCGTTACCACGGTCAACCAGTGGTCTGACAGCATCTGGAATCCGCGTGGAGGCTACTCTAACCTCTACTGGCACTTTACGGATCGCTATTACAACGACTTCAGCGAGAATGCTGTAGTATTCACTATCGCATAATCCTTCCACCGGCGGGGCTTTGTCTTCCCTTTCTCCCGCCGGGCCGGGATGATCCACCTGTGGAGGCGGGGCGCTTCGCCTCGCCTCATTTTTTAGGAGTTTCGGTTATGGATATCTTACTTTACAAAGCCAATAAAAAGCCAAAGTCCACCGCGAGGCCGTCCGGAGGATCCAGGATCAGCGGAGAGATCAAGCATGACTGCTCTATCATCAATCCCACGTTCCGCTTTTCCGCGAACCTCCGGAGTGACCTGACCAAATACAATATGCTCTACGCGGAGGATTTCGGAAGATATTACTACATTTCTAATTGGAATTACGTCGCCGGGTTCTGGGAGGCGGACTGCTCCTGTGATGTACTGGCATCCTTCCGGCAGGTGATCGGCAGCACTTCCATGTTCTGCATGAGAGCGGCAAATCGTTATGATGGCCGGGTCATGGATAATCTCTATCCAACCTTCCACGCGTCCACCGTAGACACCACCGCGCCATCCCCATGGGGCCAGGCGGACCGCTTCATCCTGGGCGTGATCGGACCTGCGGATACTTCCCAGGCCGGATCCGTGACTTACTACTGTATGCCGCCTGGAGCGCTCAAGGACTTTATGAAACATGTCCTTGGTCAGAACCGCCTGGTGGATGATGGACAATTTCAGTGGGGAAATCTGGATACGGCTATCCGCGCCGCCATCTTCAATCCCATTGATTACATTGTCTCCTGTACCTATGTACCTTTCCAGCCGTCTCCATTAGGTGCGCTGGTCTCCGAGATCCCATACGGCTGGTGGAGCGGACCCGTATCAAATACGAACCTGCTCAATCAGACCCTCACTCATAACATCCCGGATATTAACGTAACGATCCCGCATCATCCACAGATGGCGAGCAAGGGCGTATTTGTCCAGAACGCGCCGTACTCCCGCTTTGAGCTGCAGGTGAATCCGTTTGGAATCATTCCGCTGGATGGATCCCTGATCCAGGACGCTGATCATATCCGGATCTCCATCAAGGTAGACCTGGTGACCGGTATGGGCATCATGGAGGCCTTCACGGTATTTCAGGATGATACAGAACGCTTCCTCACCCGGCTTACTGCTCAGGTTGGAGTCCCGGTGCAGCTCTCTCAGGAGAGCGCGAATCTCTCCGCCGCTTTTGGGGCGATCAGCTCCGGAGTAAGTGCTGCAGGCAAAGCAGCCGGGGGAGATTACGCGGGAGCTGTCATGGCAGGTATATCCGCTGTTGGATCCGCTGCGGACCTGGCAGCGCCATCCGTCTCCAGCACCGGCAGCAACGGCAGCAGGGCGGGCCTCTCCGGTCTGATCCGTCTTCATGCTACCTTCTACACCATAGCAGCCGGAGACGATGTGAACCAGGGCAGGCCATTATTGGAGGTTGTCACGCCGTCCACCCTGGGAGGATATATGCAGATGTTCAACGGCACCGTCCCTCTGGCATCCGGCATGACAGCTCAGGAGCGGGACGAGATCAATGCGTTTATGGAATCAGGGTTCTACTATGAGTAAAGGGGTTAACCGATGAGTCAATACAACTTCACTCCCCGGTTAACTGATGCCGGGATGATGAATAATCCTTACTGGTACGCGGACAATCCCTATTGGCAGGCAGAAACACCGCCACCATTACCGCCGCATGATTATGGTCTTCCTAACTGCACCTGCTACGCCTGGGGGAGAGTTTTGGAGATCCTGACGGATGCCGGATATCCGAATGCATACCAGGAAGTGTATAACAATCTCGTTCCAAACTTCGGCCATGCTTACACATGGAACACCGATACATTATGGACGGTCTCCCAGGAACCGGCTTTGGGAGCTGTCGCGGTCTATGATACCGTAGATAGTATCGTTCCTGGTCATGTGGCCGTGGTGGAAGAGATCCAGGATGCAAACACCATCACCCTGAGTCAGTCAAATTATGGCGGCGCGTATTTTGAGACCAAAACCGTCACCAGGGCAGAAAACTGGTATCCGCCATCCGGACTGATCACGTTTAAGGGATTTATCATCCTTCCGATCTCGGTCACTCCGGGCGGATCCTATGACCTGATCGTCCTGCTGGCATCCATGCTCAGGAAGAAAAAACGTAAAAAAGGAGGTTTGATCTAAATGGGAAATGTTCCATTCAGTTGGGAGCAGATGAATATCCAGGCCTACCATCACTCCCCATCAGGGATCCGATGCGCTAACACCGGACTCACTGCCTTTTTCAGCAAGAAGCTCTTTGAGGAGTTTAAATCTGTCTATAAGTGGGAGAATCTCCCGGAGACCTGGCCGGAGAATTACTTCACATGGGTCCTGTACCTTAACGGCGTTATTGGAGTGATCGACACTCCGAAATATGGAGTCATCCCTCAGCAGTGCAGTCTCTTTGGGCAGAATGTTTTCTTCCTGCCGAATCAGATCACCATTGCGAACCACAACATTGATAAGGCCACCTATGACCTGGGCGTTGACGCAGAGATCATCCGTTTCCAGGACGATTACAGCGGCATTGCTCCTCTGATCAGCTATTATGCCAATTTAATGGCTTTGGCGGCTGAGGACCTTGCCAGCAATTTAGTAAATACCAAGTTTGCGTATGTCTTCGCGGCAGGAAATAAGAGCGGCGCTGAAGCTCTTAAGAAGATGTATGATACCATCGCGTCCGGGCAGCCTGCAGCCGTACTGGATAAAGAACTGTACAGTGATGATGGTTCGCCGTCCTGGGAGCTGTTCTGCCAGAACCTGAAACAGAACTTCCTGGGGATGGACCTGCTGGACACGCTGCAGAGCATCACAGATAATTTCTGCGCGGATATCGGGATCCCGAATGTCTCCATCAGGAAGAAGGAGCGGACCACCGTTGACGAGATCAACATGAA